ATCGAAGCAGGTGAACACCAGCCGCAATTTACTTTCCCACCACATCCGCAGGGACGGTTCAGGAAGGGAAGTACAAACAGCTTCCAGATGCCGCCCGTCGTAGTTCGGCAATTGAAGCCATTTCTTCTGCCCAACCTGCGCCCAATTGGTGATAGCGTCCAGTTGTTTCCTCCGGGTGTCCCGGTTCATTTCCAGCAGCGCAAAGGTGATATTCACGGTTCTTGCGCCGCCGCCCATCCGCACATAGTCCGCGCCGAAACGGATCGCCCGCTGCCGGGTGACGGGGGAAAGGCCGATGGGCGTAACGTGAATGTCATCCACCTTTACCGGGGCCACGCTTTCCAGCGCCACCGAATCAAAGAAAATCATCCGCGCCATCCGCTCCTTTCCATCGTTCTCAGGCTGTCGGCCTGCTGTTGCGCAATCACGTGGCCCAAAACCTGCCCGTTCCAGACAACTTGCATTCCGTTGAAGTTCGGCATGTTCGCGCCGATTGCGCTTCCCATCGCGCCGTAGTCAAACTGATTCCCCGCAAGGCTCGGGCCGTATTTCATATTTCGCCACACCCGCGCTTCTTCTGCGGTCAGGATGGATTCACCTTCATGCAGCGATGCAAGGAAACCGTCAAAAGGCACACGATCCATGCCGATTTCTTCGGAGTCTATACTTACGTTGGAACTGCCATTCCCGCCGCCGCTGAAATTCAGGTTAATGCCGCCGTCACCGCCGATGGTGCCAAGGTTCAACCCGGCAAAGCTCATGCCGTACTCGGAAAGGGTGTTCAGCAACTTGCCAATTTCTTCTACCTTGCTTTTCAGGTCGGGGATTTTTTCAGCAATGCCGTTCACCATGCCTTGCACGGTATTGGACAATGCCGCTTCCGCCGCGCCGCTCTGGTCAAGGCCCGCCGTGGCCTCCTGTGCTTTGGCAACAATGGCATCATACACTTCATCGGCCTTTAGCTTCTGTTGCGTCAGCGCGTCCACAAAGCCGGATTTCTGCTTTTGCACTTGGGCGTATAGCTTGTTGATTTCCTCGATGTTCGCGCCTTTGGCAGTCAGCGCTTTCAACGTGTCGAAGGATTCCATGCTGCCATCCGAAAGCGCGGAAGCCAATTCATCACTCAGGCCGTTCTTTTTCGCTTCGGCAAGCATGTTCTGGTATTCTTCCATGTAATCAATCTGGGATTTCAGCCCTTCAATGATTTTGCTGGAAGTAATGTAGGAATCAGCATCACCACTGATTTTCTTTTTGTATTCTTCCTGGGTGATAATGCCTTTGTTCAGTTCATTCGTCAGGTTCTTGGTGTTGTTGATCGCCTTTTGCATCGGTGTTTCAATTTTGTTGAATATCCCGAACATCCCGGAAACCGTGCTGTCAATTCCGCTGCGGGTTTTCTCGATATAGTCCGCAAGTTGCTTATAGGCTTCCTTGGCATTGTCAATGGCCGTTTTCACGCGGGTCATGGCGTCTTTTTGCCCTTCCGCGCTGCTGTCTGCGGCAATTTCAATGTCCGTTAGGGCTTTGGCGGTTTTTTCGGCGGCTTCGGAGGTTCCTTCAAGCGTTTGCTCCATCGTGCCATAACGCTTTTCAAGCGCTGCGGCTCTTTCTTCTTGCAGTTTTACCTGTGCGGCGTTTGCTTCTGCTTCTTTGTTATATGTGTCTGTTGCCCGTGTCAATTCAGATTGGGCCGCGCCCAATTGCTGCATGACAGCAAGCAGCTGCTCACCCTCGGCGGTTTTCCCGTAACGCCTGCCAAATACATCATAGCCAACATCGGTTTTGTAGCGTTCATCTCCGCCCAAATCTTCATACTGTTGGCGAAGCAGTTTCACACGATCTTCTGCCGCAATCTTATCAAGTTCAAGCAGGTATTCATTTGAGCGCCGCTTGTTTAACGCGGCCTGCGCGGCATAGTACGCATCCCAAAGGGCTATCTTTTCTTGCCCTTCCTTCCACGCATTGACATAATCATCAATAGCCTGTGTGCCGCCTTTCACTTCGCCAGTTTGGGTATCAATGATAGAATTCAGCCCCGGCAATACACTAACTAAGCGTTTGCAAACTTCCAGCCATTGCGCTTGCTTATCTTTGATTTGGTCGGTGTTAAATCCAAGCGCCAGCAAGCCCGCTTTTGCCTCTTCGCTTTCGCTCCCCAATGCAAGGAAGTTTGCCGCCATAGAATCAAAGAATGCTTTGCCGCCTTCGGTATCAGCCAATCCGGGCAGGCCGCCGACGAAATTGGAAAGCAGCTTGTTCCATGCTTCCGCGTCGGAAGGGTCGATCTTGTTTGCCGCGTCCGCAATGCTTGTAAGCCATTTGGAAGTTTCTTCGGCGCTTTTTCCTGTCAGCGTTGCCAATGCGCCTGAATTTTCCTGCAAAGCGCCTAAGAATTCTTTCCATGCCGCCGCTTTGTCAACATCCGGGGAATTACCGGAAAGCGCCTTCGCCAAATCTTCAACGTTCTTTCCCGCGTTGGTGTTATTGAAAACGTTGTTCAGGCCGTCAACCTGTTTCAGCGCTCCCAGCAGGTTTTCCCATGTCTTCGGGCTGTTCGCGTTCAGGATGTTAGCGCCTTTTGCAAGGGATTCCATCGCCGCGCCAGCGTTCGTATTCGCCAAAGTGCTTAAAACGCTGGAAAGTTCGCCCGCCTTTGCAGCGGTTTCTCTGATTTCTGCTAACTTTTCCTGCGTTTTAAGGTCGATATTTGCAACATCATCCAGAACCGTTGTTCCAGGTTCAACATTTAATGATGTTAAAAATGTATTCACCCAGCCCGTGGCCTGTTCCAACGCGGGAATCAGCATAGAACCCAAGCGGGTTTTGATGCTGTCCACGTTCGCTTCCAGCAAACGCAGGCTGTTGGCGTATCCGTCCGAAGTGCGGGCAAAGTCCCCCTGCGCATCGGCGGTGGCCTGCATCAAATATTGATACCGGAGCAAGGTTTGTTCCCCTTGCGTCATTTGGTCAAACGCTTTGGTGATGCCCTGCGTCAGCGCGAATGCTTCCAGGTTCGCCACTGACATATTGATGCCCAGTTGCTTTAATGGTTCCGTTTCGCCCGAAATGCCGCTGCGGATTTTCTGGAAAGCGGTATCGAAATCCATGTTGTAAAAACTCGCCATATCAGCAGCCAGCCCGGCGAGTTTTTCGCTCATGTCCACGATTTCAGGCCCGGCAAGCCCGGAAGATTTCATCATCGCGCCCATGGTAGACGCGAATTGCTTCGCTTTGGTTTCCGTCAGGCCGAATTGCGTGATGGCGGTTTTGGCCCATGCGTCAATCTGGCTGGCATTTTCTCCGAACGTAACATCCACCACGTTTTGCACTTCGCGCAAATCGGATGCCGCGTCAACGGCTTCCTTGCCGAATTGTAGCAAGGCTTTGCCAACTTCAATGCCGAAATTTTTCACGCGCTCCAAATCAAACGCTTTGGAGAACGATTTCTGCATATTATCGGCAGAACCGTTGACGGACTGATCCCACTTTTTCCCCGCCTGCTCTACGGCGCGGGTAAAATCATCCAATGACGCATACGCCTTTTTACCGTCCGCGCTGATCTCAAATACAACTTGTCCGTCAGCCATCTTTTCCCTCACCTCCCATGCCTGCCCATGCAATCAGCACCGTTGCCAAATTGCCAACGTTGCGGGCGTATTGTTCGCGCTGTTCCTTGTCCGACATTTGCAGCGCATACTCGGATTTTGCTTTCATCAGCCATTGCCTTTCCTCGGCGTTATACTTCGTCGGGTTCGGCATGGGCCGCGCACGGATACCCAATATATCACAGTAACGGCTCCCCTCAGGAAGCCCGGATAAATAGCAAGTAAATTCCAGCCAATGAAGCCGATCCCTGAAAAGGTTGATTCCATACGCCTGCATAAACGCGGCGCGGATTAAATCAGCATCTTGGTCAAAGTCTGTTATTTTTTTATGTTCGCCCTGTTTCTTTTGCTCGGGAAACAGGATTTTTTTCAGTTCCAACAGCACCGCCGCCGCATTCCTTGGCGGGTGCTTCATTACGCATTTCAAAGCGCGGTATTCCTTCGCGCCTTCGATAATGTCATCCCGTTCCAGCGTCGCCATCAGGCAAAGCACGTTTCGGAAATCCAAATCCATCTTGTATGCTTTCCCGTCTACCGTCACGCTGTCCGGGAGGCGTTCTTGCAGCTTCATTTCTTCTGTTCACGCTCAATCAGCTTATTCAGTCTGCCGGAGAAATACCGTTCGCACACGTCGAAAACGCTCATCGCGGTATCCTGCGGGTAATAGTCCATCAGCTTTTCCGCCTGTTCCGCTCCGAAGATTGCCGCCGCAACGCCCCGCGCCGCGTCCAGCATTTCTTCCGTTGTGCTTTCAGGCCCAAGCGCCTGCATCTTCTGCCGCGCCTGCAAAAGCCCGGAAACCAGCTTTTCAGGGGTCGCGTCCACGGTCAGGGTCAACGTGGTTTCCCCGTTCGTAATAGCAACCTTATCATGCACCCGCCGCAGTTTGATAGTAAACGGTCTGAACATGGTTTCCTCCTTCATTCAAAGAAAGGGGGCCGCATTTCGCAGCCCCCTTATAATTTACGGCGTTACATCGGTCAACGTGGGCTGTCCGTTCAGTCGCAGGGTGCAGCCGAAGGCGTTCACGTCCAAGGTCTGCCCGCCGAAGCTGGTAACGTTGGCAATCACCGCGTCACAGGTGATAATCTTGCCCTCAGCGGTGATCTTGACGCTGGTCACGCGGTCGGGGCCAAGCGCAAACTGTTTGGAAGCGATGTAGTCCTGGGCCGCATCGCCCACAATGCGCCGCCCGTTCACAGTGATTTCAGGAGCGCCGCCCGTGGTTTCGTTGTGCGCAAAGCCGTTTCCGCACATGAAGAAATACTGCTGAATCTGCTCGTTCGGAGTGAAGGTCATTTCTGTAATGCCCTTGCACAGCGGCGAATAAGTCCAGGTGCCAGCAGCGCCACCAGTTCCAGCGGTGTACTCCGTGCCGATCTCAATAGTATTCGCCCATACAGGATTGAAGGTGTCCATTGATCAATCTCCTTTCCAAAAAAATTTGACTGACAGCGCGGAGGCCATCAGCCAAACGTTATTTTGTTCACGATCTACAATGTCGGGGAGCGTCTGGGTGGTGATGTCCACGATCTGCCAGCGCTCCCCGGCGGGGTATTGTGTCGCCCGCGTCAGCGCGGAGTGGATGGTGTTCAGCGCATCGGAGAGCGTTTCAAGATTCGCGTGTTTCCCGTTGATAGTCACATCAAGGGGAATGTAAGTGTTTTTATCCAGGTACGTTTCAAGCGGTGTGCTGGGGCCAATTTCGCATGTTATGCCTTGCCCGGTTGGCAGCGCTCCGCGTGTCACCGTGGAGAAGGGGTTTGTTGCGTTCATCAGCCCGATAACCGCTTCCAATACCTCATTGATAACGCTTGTCATAAGTTCATCTCCAATGCGCGCTGGGCTTGGCGCTTCCATTGTTCAATGTGCTTCCGCTTCGCTGTTTCGCACCATTTCCACGTCCTGCCCGGGGTCAGACTCGTTTTAATCTCCCAATACTGCCGCCGGGCATATGGCGTTTGCCATATCAGCTTCCCTTCATCCAGTTTAGAATGAATATAACTGGATGCAATCAGATTTCCCGAATCCATCTTGCAATACTGGTTGCAATCGTTCAGGATTTCGTTTGCCAGAACGCCCATGCCCTTTTTGAAAGCATATTCAACGCGGGTTTCAACGTTGTGGCGGTTCATTATGATTTTTACAGGCATACGCTCACCCCATCAATAAAGGCTTATTTCCCAATGGTGGGGCTTGTCCGTGTCATCCCGCAACAGGTCAGCCATTGCAACGGTGTATTCAAAGCCGCGCACAATCACCCGCATATCCCCGCCCAGTTCGTGGGCGCTATGCAGCAGCGCCGCCCAATTGAGATTTGGGGTGGAATGCCGTATGTCCACAAACAGGATGGAAGAAAGCTGCTGGTCGGTGTTCGCCTTGGTTT